CGGTAACCTTCTTCCAATTGAACATCAAGCGATTGATCGCAGCACAATACTCCAGTTCCTTCTCATCCATGAGATCATACAACCGATCTGCCAAACGGTATTGAACAGCAAACATCTCAAAATAGCCGAGTGCAACTTCATCAACTCTCCCTCTCTCAATCTGCCCCTTCAAACGACGGTAAAGAATGACGGGATCCTTGAAGATCGTGCGCTTATATACGATGAATGAACAAAACTCTCCTCGCTTGTCAGCATATCTCTTCTCAACACTTGGATCGGAATGTTGCCACCGCCACCAGCCACTGGATACGTTCCGTCGTCTCCACTTCAGAACGTCATCTCCGCTAACAGCAATAGGATCTCCTGGTTGATGATCATACTTGAGACATTCTCTTGCAAGGGTGTGCATGGTATTGAACAACCACGTGAAAATCTCGCCAGAAAAACGCATGATACCAAAGTGAATAGTACGAGTGTGGAAATCCATCTTGTCCTCGACATACTCTGAGATATGGTCTTCCGGAACATGGAAGAAACGCATGAGATCTTGTTCGAGAGTGACATCAGCGCCTCGAATAGAACTATCGAAGCCTTCGATATCACACATCTCATACTCATTGCTCTCAGGTTGTGATGCAATCCAATCACCCATTTGCTCGAACGTCTTCCTAGCATGGAGATAAACGTAACGTGGTGCATGCCTCTCAATCATCTCAAGCAAGTAGATACCCAACGGACCATCGCGAAACAGGACCCTGTCAGAACGAACCAAAATGGTCTGTAAAGGACTCGCCTTCTTGGACTCTCGACCCTTCAGCTTCCACTGAGTTTTGGCGGTCAAGAAATCAACGTAGTCTGGCGATGCTCGATTCAAACTCATCTTCTTGAGGGCATCTGAACGATCAGCTCTTCGGATCTGGAACAGAATTTCGCAGTCAGCGTACAATTCTTTGTCCCATGGCACGGATTGCTTCCAACCAAGATAGTGACAGAGAGCATCCCAAAGCGCATGTCCATAACCGACACCATCCTCGACTTCACGCTTGTTTTCCACATACGTCTTTCGACGAATCCTCTGGGCAACTCCAGCGGCGAACGAGGGACCATCATCTGAACGTTGATCCAACCCCCATGAAGAATGGTGAGGGTTGTAATGAGTAAAGTCGAAATCCATGCCTTGCTTTAAAGCTTTGCGCACAGCATCGTCCTTGTCTCTGCGAGATAATTTTGAAGGCAATCCTTCACGGTAAGCCTTCATCCATCGCTTTCTGCGATCTCCAGAGTTCCAATACGCAATGGGCGTATCAGGTGCTTGACGGCTGAAAATTCGCTTGTAGGACAACTCTCGCTCATACCTCTCAAGAACATCGGAATCGTTGGCCTCGATCAACTCATTCTCATTCACTACAGGGAGATGGGTGGTTAACTTGCCTCCAGGGATAACCCTCTCAGCAACACTCGCTTCCTTGACGAACTCATGTTTGTAGGTAAGAATGTATGGCTTGAAATCACTGGCATCCTTGTAAACTTCACTGAAAGGATCCAATCTCGCGCCTCCACGCTTGGGTTGTAACGACACATGATGCTCATAGCAAACTTCGGAACAATACGGACCGGCATCATCAGAAACGACCTGTCGGGAATTGCCATACCCCTTCGCGAACTCGAAGTGGTCATGACGGCCCTCTCGCCGATCGCAAACGATGCAAATCTTGACGGCATTGACGGGCCAAACAGGCTCGGATACTGTTGGGACAATATTCTCTCGATCATCTGGATTAATGTGTCCGACCCAAGGCTTCCCAATCAACTGAGTTATAAACTCATGATTGACCATAGATTGTGGAGGCCCAGCAAGAACAAGCTGCATAGATGTCGGCAAAGGATTCACCAACTTGAAAATGTCCACAGTCCAATCAGGATGGATCTTTACGATCTGTCCAGGATGATACGTCTGACGATACTTCAACAACTGTCGAAACACAGGATTGGCCTCAATCAACAACTGCGTTGTCCCATCCAAGGAGAAACTGCAGACCAGCAAAACCTCCTTAGCTCTTGTCAGGACAGTGAAAATCATCTTCGGATCGGTTAGCCTCAGAACACGCACATCGATCTCAACGATAGCCAACTCAACAGACAACCCCTGACTTCCAGAGAATGTAGCACTATCTGCTTCGGCAAGTGCATCGACCCAACTCTTGGCAGCATGAGAAGAAACCATCATCATCCGTCGCTTCCACAGCTCTTGAAGGCCTCCTTCGTCATACCGATGCCCAAAATACTGAGCCAAATCGGTCCATGTCTTCGGAGGACTCACTGCGAAATGGAAACTTCCTTCTCCCCTGTTCCAAGTGGGCAACTGGAAGAAGTTAGCGATGTTTTGCGGAAGACGCCAAGTCCCGAACAAGTATCGTGTCGCATGAGGAAACAAGAACGCAGCATTTCCCAATGTAGCAGGATCGTTCAAGTGACACGCAGAATTCGGTTCATGCCACTCTGTCTGGTAAGGATCACACATGAAAATGAAGTGACCAACCCAAGGGAACAAGGCAGCCAACAGATCAATGTAACCTTTCGGATACTTGTCTTCATCTAGGACCATGACCCAACCCCAATTGCCATCTGCAACACATCTTTCGAACGTAGATACGTATCGACCGGGAGTAGGTCGGTTCGTGACAGGATCTTTGTCACGCACCCCAAGCTTGTCTCTCCAGTCAATAGCCAAGGTATTAGTAGCCATCGAAACGGCAAACAGATTGTCGCGCTGATACTTCTTCTTTCGCAACACCTTCTGGATTCCCGACGACTTTCGACACCCTGGACTCCCAACCACAACGGAAATGAACCTTTCTCTAACATCCTTCTTGAGACCTTCGCACATATTCTCCCATCCCTTCAACTGTTCCATGTTCAACTCATTGCCAGCCAAGGTCCCCGTCGTCCTTTCAATCATCGCACGAATTAACTGTGCGGCTCGGGTAGGACTAGGAGTCCACTCACTCCATGACATGGAAGGCAGAGCGCTCAGCTCGTTGATCAACTCTTGAAGACCCTTCGGAGCATTCCTCGGGACCAATGGAGGTCTGATCATCATCTCACGACTAACGACGCCAATGGGTGTGAAATGATTTTCATGCCAACGCACACGGAACGTTGTAGGACTCACGACTCCATGTCGAGACAAAATGTTGTCCTTGTTGTCAAACACTTCAAAAGTACAAAGATAATGACACCCGAGAGTTTCCAACACATCAGTACTCAAATCGTCACCTTCTGTGTCCTTCTTGGAAATCGCACGACTAGCATTCAACAATAGAGTGCATGGGTTGAGTTGCATCAACTGATTCAACGCCACCAACAAACAGTCTCCTTGCGGATAAGTAATAGGTGGGTAAAACAGCGGATTCGTGAAAGGTGTCTGCTGATGCCTCTTGTCAACGGTCTTCGGGAAAAGATTATCCCAAAGAGCCACACCAGTACCGACAGGTTCATACGGAATTCTCTTCCTAGCCATCTGGATCTTGTTCCATTGCTCTTCTGCACCCGCCCAAGGGAATGGTCGAGGAGTAAAACTTCTCTGCACGCTGGGCGGTCGCAACTGTCCTGGATCCTTCAAAGCTTCTTGGATGTAGCCTCTCACCCGCTCCACCGACTCCGGTGCGACATGGGGAATCAGGGGTAGCTCACGCAGGGCATCATCTTCATTCGGATTCGGATCTGGATTCGTCGGGAACTTTTGCTTCTCCTCAATCTGTCTCTTCCTCATCGACCTGACCAACATGTCACCAAGTTGAAGCCTACGTTGCACGTTATCCTTTCCACTTCGGCTTCTCCAAATCAGATGCCAACCACAAGTGTACTCAGCGTAATCCTTACGTGTCAGTTTAGGCCATCGCGACAGGAACTCTTCCAGCGTAACACAATCCAAGCAATGTTGGGTAGGTGAAAACCAACCCTGAGTCCAATCTTCCTCTTCCTCACTAGTCTCACTCTCTGCCTCGTACTTCTCGAAGTAGGCATCCGTCCGACCGGTAGAACTCTCTGAATCTGTTCCATCTGGTTCAGGGGGGGGCGCAAGAATCTTGTGAGGTTCCAAAGGCCTTGACAATGACTTCGATTCCTCAACAGGCTTGGGTAGGTTACCTTCGAACACAGCTTGATACGTTCTAGCTTGAGCAGCCATAATGATTTCAATACCCATGCTCTTTTTGGTCCGGCTTGTCAAGGTAGTAGTCTCATCCCAAACAACAGTTCCCGAGAGATTGAACATGTTCTTCTCAGTAACATTGACATCCTTGCGCCAACGGCCAACCCAACCCTTCAACAGCATGAAGAAATTCTTCCTCTCAGACTCCGGGACTTGCCATTCGACTCCGTACTCACTCCACCCTAATTCCTTGATAAGGATTTGGATCGTAGGCACCAAGTGCAATGGATGCGGCTCGTTGACCAACTCTTGAGCTCGTTTAGCAAACTTTGCCTCGAAGAACTTGTGCTTCAAACGGATCAGATGTCCCAATGTCTTGTATCGAATCATCTCCGCAGTAGTACCATAGTACTTACTCTGCAGATCTGCAACAACCGGGATTTTGACAGCCTCGAGCACAGAATCAATGAGCATCGCTTGAACTCCAATCGGAAAGTACATGTGATTGTCGACGGTGAACTGTCGTAACTTTCCCCAGGCATCTGCCTCCTTTATGGGGATCGTCTTCGCGTACTGATAGAGTTTGGTGTAATACTCAGTCTTGATCAGGGGAAGCTTCTTAGGCATCGCACGCTTCAACCGACGCAAGGGCATCATGTCTGGCATGCTAAGAGCGACGTACGAATTAACACTCAACTGAAAGCGACTCCAACACTGAACGTGAGAATTCAACCGTGAATCGATGATTGATCCATGAATGGCCAACAAACCATGCTTATCGGAAATGGTGTTAGCCAAAAGCAGACCAGGATCAGCAGGCTGTTCATACTTCCCTCCCAAATGACCCTCTGGGATATATACCAAAGTACCATCATCAGCATAATGAAACTGATATAGTGTGGGATCGGGAGACGCGTCCGCAATGAGTGACACCAATGGATAAACATGAGTCAGATAAACAAACATGACTTTCGGGTTCTTCAGGAAAAATTTCCAAAAAAAACTCTCAGTCAGGTAATGTCCACTATCATGAAATATAACCGTAGGCGTAGTAATCTCAGGTAGACGGAAAACGCTCTCAGGAACTGAACTCGTACCAGCAAATCTTGAATGATCCTTCATATCAATGATGGGGTTCACGTGGGTGGCCTTGTACTCTCGACCCAGACTTCGCAGTCCGGTCTCCAACATCCCCCAATTGGCTTGCCCCATGGAAACAGTCGTGTAATCCGACTTGACATGCTTCGGCAACTCTTCGTAACATTGAATCCGTCGAATAGCAGCGTGAATTGGATGATCGTGGGTATCAGCATTCGTCTCAGACCAAGGGATCTTCAACTCAGACGCATGGTGTTGGTTAGCGGCCGGAATTGCCCATGGGCAAATCTTATTCACCCGACCTAACGCATCAGTCACCTTCGCGCTCACAGCATTTTGCAGGTTCATCTGTACTGTGGGATTGTTCAAAGCCCTCATAGCAGAATCAGCGGGAGCAGTGTCTGGTTTTCCAACCAACTTGACTTGCGATTCCGCCTTCATCTTCGTCCAGAAAACATGCTCAGGATCATAACCGGGCCTTCGACTAGATACCACGTCTTCGACATGAATGTCCCCATCCTCTTGGTAATTCCACTTGACAAACAAGGCGTTCATAGTTCTTGGCATCGTCATTGACACAAAAGATTTAGAGCGGATGCTCAATAATTCTTTCAACGTCATTTCCCAACGAGACCCATGATGTTCAATCACGCCCTTCTTGTTGTACCACATCGACGGCATTCCAGGTAGCTTCTTCCAACAGTCACCAGCTCCACCAACTTTCTTCGGCTCTTCAACCATAACGACCTTCTGTTCAGGCTCCTCTACGACAGGCTCTTCAATAGGAATAGGAACTTCCAAATCGTCGAGCGAAGCTTGTTTGATGAATGCGTTGCCATCGAGTTGTTTCTTGAATACGTGCAACCAATACCACTCAGCATCTTCTTCGATTGCAGGATCCTCCCATTGATCACCGGCGATCCTGGCAGTGGGGATTTCCTCATCAAGATACTTCAACTGAGCCTTCATATTCCAGCCGGGTCTAGGTGTCACATGATAACATCCAGGCCTCGCAACAAGAGCTTTCGGCAAAGTGGTCATTGGTAAACCTTCAATAGCGTCAACGACATTCGCAACTAGAGGCGCCTTGCCCAGTTTTTGAACCAAGCCTTCTCTCTCTTTCCTTGTGACCAAACCAGCATAACATGTACCAA